GTAAATCGTGGCGCTAATGGTAATAGTACCTGGGCGCTAAGCCACAAGAAACTAGAAAAACTTGGCATCCACGCCTCAGAAACTGCTTGGGTAGGTACACAGTTTGACGCGGTACTAGACAATAATGCTACAGTAGACGACTTATTTGCACAGATCAATGATCTGCTTGCAAGTCTCCAGGTCGCCAAGGTACCGCCAAGCGTCTAACTTCTTCTACGCAGTTCAGGCAGACTGTGCGTAGGTTAGATAGTTCTGTGTTGGTTAGTCGGCCATCCATATGATACACTAGTAGTTGGCTAGCATATCTTGATCTAAATCCACAACGATCACACACAGTTTTTTTCTTGTACCCTGCTGATTGCCATCTTGCTATAGGTGCTTTTTCCTTGCGCCCACGACGTATACAGTTGTCGCAGGTCTTGCGATAGTAAACAGTTTCTTCACGACGATAATTTACAGCCACTGGGCGTTGGTTACAGGCTTTGCAAGTTGGTCTCATTGAGTATTTATGGGCACGAACCTTTATAAAGGGCATCGTAACTGGCATGGTTTTAGTCTGTTACGATAAATATCTTTAAGTTTTATAAGGAGCCAACATGGCACTAGTTTCCCCAGGTGTACAAGTCACCATCATAGATGAAAGCAATTATCTTTCAGCCGCTACAAATTCAGTACCTTACTTTTTAATTGCCACTGCGCAAGACAAAGTATCAGGATCTGGAGTAGGAGTGGCTGCCGGTACATTGGCTGCAAATGCCAATAGAGCCTATTTGATCACTAGTCAACGAGATTTGACTGCTACATTTGGCAATCCCTTCTTTTACAAGACCACTATTGGTACTCCAATCAATGGTTATGAACTCAATGAATATGGTTTACTTGCGGCTTACTCTGCATTAGGAGTGACCAACCGTGCTTATGTACAGCGTTGCGACATTGACTTAACACAACTCACAGCCAGTCTTGTACGTCCTACAGGCGAACCCGACAATGGTGCCTACTGGTTAGATACTGCCAATACATTATGGGGTATTTTTGAGTGGAATTTGACCACAGGTACCTTTAGCAATATGGTGCCAACAGTGATCACAGACACTGTGTACCTTACTGGTGGTGTTCCTTCAGACAGTTATGGTAGCATTGGCGACTATACAGTGGTAGCAACCAACACAGCCAATCCAATCTATTACAAAAATGGAGCAGCCGACAGTGATCAAACCAGTTCCACTACATTGCAAGATTTATACAACACCTGGGTGTTAGTAGGCAGTAATGACTGGAAACTGAGTTATCCCACAGTCACAGGCGCAAATGCAGTGACCGCTGATTTGACTGCTGGAAATACATTAGTAATCAATGGTACCTCGGTTGCTGTGCCTGTAAGCCCCAACAACGATGTTGCTGGACTCAGTGCCGCAATCAACACAGCCGCTATTACTGGTGTGTACAGTGCAGTAATTGACAACAAGTTGTGTTTGTTTGCCGATGCAACTGCTCAAGCAGATGGCTCAACTGCCGACGATGGTGTTATTGTGATCAACAGTGTGGGAAGTACTGCCGGATTGATCACAACATTAGGTCTAACTACCAATGACGTTTATTATGCTCCAACATTGCAACAAAGCCCCAGTTATCAAAACCCACGTTGGAATTCTACTGGATCAACTCCACGACCCACTGGATCAGTTTGGAACAAAATCAACAGTGTAAATCTTGGAACCACAATGGTTGTCAAGCAATACTCTACTGCACTGGCAGCATTTGTTCAACAATCAGCCACCGTATATGCCAATGACTGGACAGCCAATGCAACTCTTGACACCACTGGTGGCAAACTTATTTCAGCCGGCGCTACATATACCCAGTACAACGTAGATCCTGAGGTAAATGGCGGTCCTACCAGTAATTACCCTTTCAATCCCACTTATACACTTCAAGTATTTGAAAGATCAGTTGCGGGGCCCACAGTAATCACAGGAGACGATGACACAGCCACATTCATCAATGGTAATGCGTTCTACATCATGACTTCCGTGGCCAACAGTACAACATTGACCACTCCGGTGTTGGCCACCGTAAACGGTACAACACCCGCCGCGTTTGTAACAGCAGTGAGTGCGGCTTCAGTACCTAATGTCAGCGCCAGCATTGACAGTAATGGTTATATTGTACTCACACAAACACAAGGTGGAGTAATTCTACTGCAAAATGCCACTGGTACTCCTGTAACTGCCGCAGGATTTAACACCACGGTCACAGGATGTCGTACAGTGTATCTTGACACAGACACCACAGTACCAATCACTGCGGCAAGTGACACATGGTTGAATTTGAGCAACTGGGTTGCCGCAACTTACACAGCCAGTGCTACAGCACCTGATCAGGATCCTGCAGATGGTCGCTACTGGTACTACTCAGCAACCAACCAGGTTGATATCATGATTCAAAGTGGTACAGGCTGGGTTGGTTATCAAAATGAAACCAATGATGTTCGTGGAAACAATCTGAGCCTGACAAATCCAACGGGACCAATTATTAGTGCTACTGCACCTACTACGCAAACAGATAACACAGCGTTGGTATATGGTGATATTTGGATCGACACCAGCAACTTAGAATTGTATCCAGTGATCAATCGTTGGTCAGTAGTTGAAGGAGTTGATCAATGGGTCACTCTTGACAACACAGATCAAACCACACAAAACGGTGTGTTGTTTGCAGATGCTCGCTGGAGTTCAACAGGCACAGTAAATCCTATCACTGGCGCATTACCTACTATCACAAGTTTGCTGACCAGCAACTACTTGGATGTTGACGCACCGGACTACACACTATATCCAACAGGCATGTTGTTGTTTAACACACGCCGTTCTGGATTCAATGTCAAGAGTTTTCAAACAGATTATTTTAATGCTACAAGTTTCTCATATTCAACATGGAGTAACACAACTCAATACGCAATAGGTGATCAAGTGTTGTATAACACTACCTTGTATGTGGCAATTGCAACACCTCCTGTTGCTACAGTTCCTACAAATACTAGTTACTGGAGTGAACTAGAAGTCAACAGTTGGGTAACAGCAAGTGGCAACCGGAATGACGGTGCTCCTTACATGGGACGCTTTGCTCAACGCGAATTGATTGTGGCTGCACTCAAGTCAGGAATTGATACCAGTGTGACCATAAGAGAAGAACAAAATCAATTCAACCTGACAGCATGTACCGCTTATCCTGAATTGATTCCTAACATGGTAGCACTCAGCAACGAGCGCAACAACACTGTGTTTGTGGTAGGTGATACTCCAATGCGTTTGCCAGCAACAGGTGCTGATATTGTGAGTTGGGCAACCAACAACGCAGGAGCAGGCTACTTAACAGGTGATGGTTTGACCACAAGTACTCCTTACCTGGGTGTGTTCTATCCAAGTTGTCAGACAGTTGACCTGTCAGGATCTGCTGTGGTTACAGCACCAAGTCACATGATGGTTCGTACTATCATCCGCAATGACGAAGTGGCTTATCCATGGTTGGCACCCGCAGGTACACGTCGTGGTGTAATTGACAACGCTGATCAAATTGGTTATATCAATGGCCAAACAGGTGAGTTTGTTACACTGGGTGTAAATCAAGCCCTGCGTGATGTGTTATATCAAAACAATATCAACCCAATTACATTTGTGCCTGGTGTGGGTATTACCAACTTTGGTAACAAAACAACTTATGCCAATGCCACAAGTTTGGATCGCATCAACGTGGCACGTTTAGTTGTGTTTATTCGCAACAGACTCGAATCAATTGGCAAGCAGTTCTTGTTTGAGCCAAATGATCAAATCACACGTGACGAGATCAAGAATGCTGTTAACAGTCTAATGATTGACTTGGTGGCCAAGCGTGGTATCTATGACTACTTGGTTGTTTGTGATGATACCAACAACACACCAGCCAGAATTGACGCCAACGAACTATGGGTTGACATTGCAATTGAACCTGTCAAGGCAGTGGAATTTATCTATATTCCAATTCGTCTCAAGAACACAGGCGAGATCGCAGCCGGCTCAGTGGCAGTGGCACAAGCAGTCTAACAGGACCGCTAGACACGAAAATGGGGTGGCAACACCCCATTTTTTTTGATCTCAAATGATATAAATAACACTATAGGAGATACTAATATGGCCGTTGCATCATTATCAAGAATGACAGTGCCCCTGGCAAGCGATCAAAGCGCAAGCAATCAGGGCTTGCTCATGCCCAAACTCAAATATCGCTTTCGAGTGGTATTTGAAAACTTTGGCGTGAGTACACCTAGAACAGAATTGACCAAACAGGTCATGGACTTCAAACGTCCCACAGTGACCTTTGACCCCATTGTTATTCCAATCTACAACAGTGAACTAAAACTGTCGGGCAAACCGCACTGGACAGATGTCACATGCACATTACGTGATGATGCATCGGGCGCCACCACTCGCCTGGTCGGCGAACAGGTTCAGAAACAAATGGACTTCTTGGAAATGGCTTCGGCTGCTTCGGGCATTGACTACAAGTTTACCACACGTTTTGAAGTATTGGATGGTGGCAATGGTGCCGCTACACCCAACATCCTTGAAACCTGGGAATTGTATGGTTGCTATCTAAGCAATGTTGACTATGGTGATGCCAGTTATGGCACTAATGATCCAATGACTATTGCAATGACCATTGTATACGACAATGCTAACCAGACACCTAACGGTACTGGCATTGGTACTGCAATTGCTAGAACAGTGAATGACGTTGTAACCGGCGCTGGTACTGCTCAGGCAGTCCAGTAAGGATAAAACAATATGCAATGGGGTCAGGATTTCCTGACAGGTTTTTTTGGCGCACAAGGTCTCAAAGACTACGCACACGCCAGCAAAACCTTTAGAACCAACGGATACGAACTTGCTCCCAGGAACAAGTTCTTATTTCATGTTTACTTCAATCTCAACACAAGTGAAATCCCCACACTGCGAAATGTTTTCAGTGCTAGTGAACAGGCTGAATTGGGACTGTTGGTCAAGACCATACAACTGCCGACCTACACACTCGATACTGAAACACTAAATCAATACAACCGCAAACGAATAATACAAAAGAAAATCAACTACATGCCAGTGTCAATGACATTTCATGATGATGGTGGTGACCTAAGTCGTAACCTTTGGTACAATTATTATTCATACTACTACAAAGATCCTAATCAACAGTACGGATCAGCCAGCAGTCAAAACGGCACCAATGGCCAGGTGGCTAATGAACCGGGATTTTCCTACAACTCCAGAGATATCTATGCCAACAATCGTTCAGTCAACGACTGGGGCTACATCGGTGAAGGGTACAGTCAGGGCAATGCTGGAGGGTCAGGTGGAGGGTCAGGTGGAGATCAGACTTCGGGCAAGCCGCCCTTCTTTAGAGATATCACTATCTATGGAATGGATCAACACAAGTGGGCTAGTTATGTGTTGATTAATCCTCTTGTGAAAGAATGGAAACATGATCAATACAACTACAGCGAAGGTGGCGGCATTATGGAAAATGCTATGACTGTGGAATATGAAACTGTAAAATACTATACTGGTGCTATCGGAGGATCAAGATCTGACACCAACGTCAAAGGCTTTGCTGATCCAGCGCACTACGACAACGTTAGATCAAGTCTGGCAAGACCTGGCAGCACAAGAACTGTATTGGGGCAAGGCGGCTTGTTGGATGCTGGCATTGGTATTGTGCGAGATTTACAAACTGACAGTTTTGATCCGATTGGCGCAGTACAAAAAGCAGGCACAGTTTACAATACATTTAAAGGTGCCAACATCAAGAGTGTGGTCAATGAAGAAGCCAATGCGGCGGTCAAGGCCGTGGTGCGCAACAGCATTCCGGGTGCAGTAAGACAACAACAAGGTGGATCAGGAGGCTTTGTGTTTCCTAGATCGCCAGGAGCATAATCATGGGCGGCTCAGTTAACAATCCCAACTCAAACAATGACTTGACTGTTAGAATCTTTGACGGTTTCTACAGTTACGAACAATTTGTGAGTGCAGAAGAATATGATGTTGTGTACAGTTATCTCAAGAGCGTGTTTACAACAGATGCGGCTGCTGGCAACTTCACTGTGGCTTTGTTTAGAATTGCCGATGAAACACGCACTCCAGTATTGACAGTTTTACAAAGTATCCAAGGACAAGACTCAATCACACTCACACAAACCTTGTGCTACTATCTCAACAGCATGCGAAGCGGTAGCACCCTGTTGGGCTTTGGTGCCACAGTCACACCCAACTACTATACCGCAAGGAATGTGTTGGCATGAGTCGCTGGGCCAATGGCACTTACACACTTACTAATCCAGCCAAGTATGTGGGCAAGGGTGTGCCTAGATACAGATCCGGATGGGAGCATGCTTTTTTTAAATTCTGCGACTCAAATGATGCTGTGCTACAGTGGGCCAGTGAAAGCATAGCCATACCCTATCGTAATCCCATCACAGGCAAACAGAGCCAATACATACCCGACATCTTGATGACCTATCGCACTAGAGGTAATCAAGTGCGAGCAGAGTTGATAGAAATCAAACCCAAAAAGCAAAGCGTGATTGAATCCAAAATGTCAGCCCGTGACCGTGCGGTAGTAGCAATCAACTACGCCAAATGGGACGCCGCAACCAAATGGGCAAAACGAAACGGGCTCTTGTTCCGGGTGATCACTGAAGATCAAATGTTCAAGAACGGTAGCAAATAGCCTACACCG